TCGTATTTGCGGAGTTTACGCTTTTCGTCTGCAAGCTCCTGGTTTTTGCGCTCCAGATTCTGGATGCTGCGTTGCAATGCGTCGATGTCAGCAGCTGGCGGTGGGGGCGGTGTGGGCGGTGTCGCTGCAGGAGCCGCAGGCTGCTCTGTAGTGGGCTGTGTTTTTTCTTCGGACATAAATAACCCGCAGGGTTAAGTGCAATCTATGCTAACAATAGTGGTCACCATTTTGCGCGATCCGCCCAATACGCTGCTGACATCTTCCCTTTGCGGATGTTTGCCGCATGGCGCGCTTTGAATGCACGCCGCCTGGCTGCATCGGCCTTGGATTCATCTTTGCGTGGTGGGCTGCCGCTGACGCCTTGCTGCCCGAACCGGATCAGCTTTACGGTGTCGCCTTCTTTGGCGAGCACCGCATGGGATTTGGTTGGATGGTTCGGCGTCCGCTTGGGTTTGTTGTAACCAGCGAAGCGCTCGCCGCGATAGTCGATCATCGACCTTTCCTCGGCGCTGGCCGCAACTGCGATCGTGTTTTGAGCACGGCATTACCGGTGGATTCAGATTTGATCCGCACGATCGGGTCATCATCGCTGCCGACGCGGGTCACGGTGCCGCCATTTGGAGTATTGATCGTGGCACGCTTGCCGCCGATGCTGGTCACCACGCCGTAGGTGCGTTTGCCTTGATAGGTCCAGCTCACCCGATCACCGCGTTTCACTTCTTTTTGCCTCCCTTTTTACCCATAGGTTTCTGCGGCTTCTTCGGGCCTTTGTTGTAACCAGGCATGACGCAATAGCAGCTATTGACAGTCTACCGTCGGCGTTTTGCGGGTTTGCGTTTACGTGTCATCCCGGCTTGGGAGTAAGCAATAGCAGCTGCTTGCTGTCTGCTGTAGCCTTCTTTGATTAGTTTGCGGATATTTTGCGAGATCGTTAGCTGAGATTTACCCTTTCGGAGTGGCACCGTAACGTCTCCGCAGTTGCTCTAATGTTAACTCTCGGCCATCTTGGCGGACCAGTTTTGCCATCGCATCACGGGCGCCGTGTTTACGCGCCAGCATCCTGAAATATGGCGCCTTGCTGCCGAGCACTTCCTCTTGACGTTCTTTGCCTTGCTGCAGCAACCACTGGCCGTAGTTTGTATCAGCATCAACCATGCCGCCTTTAGCTGCGCGTTTACCGGGCCGCGGCGGATCAAATCCAAGCCCTTCGTAATCAATGACGGGGACTGTCGTTGAGCGACATGAAAAATGCTGGGGCGGTGTTGGGCCTTTGCCATATTCAAACTCACGACCATCTAAAGCGCGGCAAATTGCAGTCGTGCGGCTGTCAAGTGTTGCGACGTATTTGTACTTTTTGGTGATGTCTTGATTGGCTTCATATACTTGCTGACTAGCAGCATTTGCCACTTGGTTGATACTGGTGCGGACGATGCTTGTCACCTGATGGCCTGCCATTTTGGTTGCTTCGCCGCCGGATAATGCAAGCTGTTTGATGGTCTTTGCTTCCTCGCCGAACTCCAACGTGCCACGCAACCTACGTGATAGCTCTTGCGTTGTCTCACCTGTCAGCAATGCCTGCCGGACGCTGCTGCTGAACCGCTCCGCTTGCGATTCCGCTAGGCCACGAAATGACTTCTCCACAACACGGCCATTCGGCAATGTGATCATCGCACCTTTAGGTGCAGTCAGGCTGAAGGTTTGCGGTGCGCCTTCAACTGCAGCGAATAGGTCATCACTCAGCGCTACGACATTGATCTGCGTCGGGTCAGTGGTGACAACGGACTGCGCAAACTGCGGGCTGATCTCAACCGTGCGGACCATGTTGCGTGCGCCCTCAGGTAATGCCAGCCGTAGCTGTTCCTCCACAAACTCAGACTGAAGCTCTGCCAAGCCCTGAAGCTCCAATGCGGTGATCTCCGTCGCATTACCCGCCCATGTCGCAAGGCTTTCTTTCAGCTGCTCCAAGATCGCACGCAACCGCGCGGCCTTGACTGGTGCACTGGCTTCATTGATCGTTTGCAGCTGGTTGACTGCATCGATGATGATGTCGTTGTAAATGTTGATGATGCGCCTGGCAACGCTGTTGCTGTATTGGTTCAGATCGATCGCATTACGAAAGATCGCATCAACATTCGGCGGGATTGTCACTGCTCTACGTGGATACCAATATCACTTGGATGGTATTGCGTTTGGATGTCAACCTCTGCACCTTCTTCCAATACGCATATCAACATTTCGTTGAAGTTATCGTAAGCAGCTTCGGATTCATAAACAGTAACCTCCTCGACTTTGTTGTCCCATGATGCGCGCAATATGGCAAACACTTCCTCAGGCAGGCTGTGGCAATACACCGTCACTGGTCCCATAGGTTGCTCCTCATCCGATGGGATGAACCATGATGCTGCCCATAGCAATGCGTTGATCATGGTTGCGTTGCTTCAAGTTCTGCTTCAATATCGAAGTCATCACCGAGCACTTCACCTTCAGACAGTCGGGTTAGAAATGTTTCCTGCGTGATGGTGCCTGCGGTGTACACCTGCAGCAATGCCAACACATCCTGCGGTTCCAGTCTGGTACCAAGGAAATCGCGGTTCACATAACAACTGCCAGCCTGCTCTGGTGTGCTGAGAAATTCCGCATGAAACTGCAGGCAGTTGTCGATCATGTCCTGCACATTTTGCGCAATGACCATCATCGTGCTGTCACCTTGACTGCGGTCGATGCGCTTCGCTTCAGCGGTTTCGGCTGATAGCTTTTGACCTAAGACTGCAGCAAGTCCAAGCTCATTGATCTGCGATGCAAGCTGATCAAGCCTTTGAAACTGATAATCAAAGCTGCGGCCACCGGGTTCGATGTATTCCGCACGACCTTCAGCAGGAAATGCAATCGCTTCGCCAGGTCCGGCAGATACTTCCTCAGCGCTGGACGGGAAACCATAAAATGCCAACATCGGCACCGCTGAGATGTGCAGCTGATTGTCGAGATCAGATTGCACCTGATAGGTTTTCAGGTTCAACTCAGCAATATCCTGCAGCGGCGGCCGCGACTCCATGTAACCAATGCGATCGGAGTAGGCAACCGAAAACGGGATCCGATCGAGTGTTGTGGTGCCTTCGTCATAGAGCTTAAAGTCACCGGTGTCATCGTCTTTGCGATGCAGCTCATACGCGCCGGGTGTTAGCACACGCACCTGCTCAACTGCTTTTTCGCCGTAATCGCCGTCGGGTTCAGTGACGACTTCCCGCAATCGCAGCTGCGTTAATTTCTGCGCGCCGTCTTGCAGTTCAGTACGCCATCCGAGGATATCTCGTGATGAATATGCGATCCAATACGGCCTGCCGCCATCTTGCGGTGCATCGACGAGCACACCGACATGCCCGTAACGGATCATCTTGCGAGCGGTTTCGTAGCACCAGGTATTCAGATCATTGCCTTGTAGATCAACATCAAACAGCTGCTCGCGGATGGTGTCGCCAGTATCGTTCAGCCGCACTGGTTTACGTGTCAACATACCGGCCAGCATCCGTTCGATGCGGACAAGGTACGGCGGGCATATGCTACGCGCAAGGCGAGCATCATAGGACTCATCAAGCTCTCTCGGTTCTTGCGGAAGATATTTACGGTGCCTTTTGCGCATCACCACGGTGCCACCGATCAAATCTTCGATCAGTGGCCAGTGCTCAGCCATTGCGTGCCATGCGGTATTTGGATCAGATACCTCAGTGACAGATCGCTTGGCTATTGGTCGATCGTAATGGCGTTGGCCGGAGTACACAGCGCTGATGCGGTCAATACTGACAGTTTAGGCGGGGTGCCCTCGTTGGTGGTGATGATGTGCGGGCAGGTAGCTTAAGGCGGATCAATCCAATCGCCAAGTGCTTGTTGCAGGGCGGTGAACTCACCCCAGGTGAGGCTCAACCATTGATGATCCCGGCTGAGATGGAGATCAAAGCCTTCGCCGTTGTACCATTCGGTGACTTCAAGAAAATGATCACCTTTGCCATCAATGTTGTAGTCCTTTAGCGCAACCCAGCGGCTGGTGCGAGTGAATTCTTTCATTGAGTTGTTGGATAGTGCCATCGTTAATGATCACCCGATCCGGGGTGATGTCTTCCAAGCCGCCTTCGCTGCTGTGATCGCAGTCGTAGGTAACACCAGGGCGTTCGATGCGCCATAGCTCACCGCCAAGATCGTGGATCATCGCGGCTTCGTTTTGGAACCGCACATCATCGATCACGACAGATCCGCCATCGGCCATGATGCGTTGCGTTTCGGCACGGGCGATCATCACCCAGAAATCTGGATGGATGCAAGCTCTGCCCCATTCGGTGCCGAGCGTTTGCATCATGTGCCTTGCGCTGACGCCAAGCTCAGGGATGATGGCTTCCTTGTCTGTGTAGACATAACGGAAGCCATCAAGCCCGAGGTCGTTGAGCATGTTCCACACGGCACGCTTGAGTGGCGCCGCAAAGGACACGCGTTCATGCTCTATGAAGAGATTGGCCGCGGTGGTCTTACCGCAGCCCGGTGCAGGGCTGTAAAGCCCGATGAGACGGGGAAGGCTCATTCGCCCTCCTCCATCTCAAGGTCATCGATCAGATCCTGCAGGTGATCAAGAAACGGGTAGTCTTCCCGCTCTTCTTCAGTGGTGATGTCATGGAGCTGCGCGGCAAGCGCGAGCAGCTGCTGTCGTTTAGTCATCGGTGGGTGGTGGTGATAACTGGCGTCATTATGAGCCAGCGATGCGATGCTGCGTCGTGTGTTGTGTCAGTTGTGAGGGCGGACTAGGCCGCGGCCAAGTGTCCCCAGTTGCGCATCAGGTTGTCCACATCGGCGCGGTAGGTGTCGGCGACTTCGCGCATCATCTGGCGGGTGAGCACCACACCGGAGCGACGCAGGTCGGATAGGTGGTTCATCGTGCGGCCGTGGGCGGCGTCACGTTGGGCGCGCACTTCCTTGGTGATCTGTTTGGAGGTTTTCCCGGTGTTGCGTGCTGCGCAAGTGCGACCGAAGAAGAACTCGGCGCCCGTTTCATCGTTGCGCATGAGAACCGTAGCTTTCAGATTTTGACGACCGCAGCAGTCGCAGGTCGTTACGGTGTCGTCGATGTGAAGCGCGGTCAGGTTGGCGTAGGCGGCGGTCATGTCGGTGGGTGGTGGTGACTGATGTCATCATGCAGGAGCATGGCCGTGCTCAGCCGTGCAGTGTGCCGGTTTGGCGTCCGTCCGCCGCTCCATTACGACGTAACTCTTGCCGATCAGCTGCGTGATGCCAGTAGCGGCATGACCATCGATCAGATACTCCGCATCGCAGCGGACCATTTCGCCTGCCTGGAATCGCAACGTGAAGCTGAGCAGGTTGTGGGTTGGCATTCCGATCGCAGCTGCGATCTGCGAGCCGAGTGTGTTGCTGGTGGCTGCGTTCATGGTCGATCAATACAAACGAATTCCTGTGCCGCGGCCGGCCTGCTTATTCAGCATGGAGAAGTCGCGATGCAACCAGTATCCTAGGCAGTCGTTGAGATGGTCGAAGCCAGACTGCTTATCGGGCAGCTGAGTCTTCTCATCCCAGCATTGCAGTTCCAGGCACTCGATCAGCTTGGTGCAGCCTTGCCACACCTGCA